GACAACGTCCACACCGTAGAAAACCGACTGGGCCGCGTAGGTTTTACCGTTGTACGTGACGGATTCGTTCCTGACGTCGATGCCGTACGTGCTGAACGGTCCCACGTAGAAGTCCGGGGACCACTGATCGGGCCTTTTCCCCTTGATCGATCTGGCGCAGTGTGCGTTGTACGCCTGCACGAAAACCTCCTCGGGGACGAACTTGTCGTCGCCCTTGATGACGCGAACTGAGTTCATGAAGTGATGGAGCGTGTTCGCAACCATGGCCACCTGGTCCTGGATCTTCTTGAAATATTTCGGCACGACGTTCCATATATCTCTGCCGCTGTATCGCTCGCTGTAGTCGAGGTACGCACGGACGCACTTGAGAAGGATCCCAGGTAACTCGTTCTCCAACTTCTTGTCCAGGTGAGGATCTGCCTCCTGGACTTGCTTGGTGAAGTTCCAGGGGAGGATACGCCGAAGGACGGATCCTGACTTGTCGTTCCAGTTCGGGACCTCGTTCCCACCCAGTACACCCGGGACCTTCCAGTTCGGTAACGATACGGCCACCTTGTTCTTGACGTTGACGGCTATACCCTCGCCAGAGACGAGCGACTGAAACTCCGCCTGCTCGAGCGCGAGGTCGCCCTTGACCTCAGGGGCGATGAAGAGGAGTGCCTCCATGATGGCGGAGAGACCGAACTTACGTTCGATGTTGTTACCGAGTGTGCGGACATCAGTCGTGTCGTAAAACTTTTGAAAGACGTTGTTGATCAGCGTAGACTTACCGGACCGGGCGATCCCCTTGAAGAACGGAATCACCTGCCACTTATCGAGCTCACCCACGTCGAAACACAGGCGACCGCCCATGACGTACGCCCACTTGCACACGTCCTTCTCGAACTTCTGGTAGTGAAGGATCTTGTCGAAGTTGGGCGTGGGAATGTCGTACCAGTCCTCGACGTGAGAGTAGTCGATGAACTCCTGATCGAAGTACTTACACGCGATGATGGTAGGGTCCAGAGCACGGAAATCCTGACTCTCGTAAGGGTAGAACTTACACGTGGGGTGACCCTTGACCCCGGGACCGTCTTCCTTACCGATGAAAAGACCGTTCTTGAACGACCAGGCGTGTCGCCTCTTTTCGATCGCGGGGAACTGGGGGTCGACGCAGTTGGTCATGTGGCTCGCGACGTCTCTGTAGCACCCGCCTTTGCTGGTGAAGTTTCTCCAGTTCTCGAACTCTTCGTCCTTCGGGGCGAGGGAGTGCACGAAGGCGAGGATCTCGTATTTCGGGCGCCAGGCGCGGGTCCCGTACCCGAAAGGTGATTTGATCTCCTCGTAGCAGTGGTCACGGTACCGCCTGTACCCGCGGTTGTGTGCCTCGTCGAGGCTGTGGATGATCGATTTCTGGTACGGCGTGCACTTCTCGATCTCGTCGTCGTCCATGGCGAGCGGGTCTGAAAACTTCGTCAACAGGGGTTCGGCAGTGGGATTCACCGTCCGCTCGAACACGTTCCAGTGCCTGCGCACGTTCTCGAATCCGTCCTTGACCTGCTTGCCGATGTTGTTCACCCTCTTCAGGAGCGTGAACCCGTCTTCGTTCTGTTTCGACTTGATCCCCAGGGTACCCATCCTTCCCCTGAGATTTATGAGGTAGCGCCGTTGCTTTTCCTTGATCGCCTTGATGGCGCGAATGTCGATACGTTCGGCGACGGGGCCGTTACTGTCCCAAAAGTCCGGGTGTATGAACTGGCGGTAGCCGAGCTCGCGCGCATCCCGGTGATCGCACCGCCTGAGGTCCCAGGCATTCTCAAAAATTTCAACAACCGATAAAATATCTTCCTCATTCATCGACTCGATTGACCGCTTCTCCAGTTCCAGTAGTGCTTCATACCGGTCGGGTTGCTTATCGATGAAGTGAGTGCCTTCCATAGTTATTTATTATACAATTTTTCTCTCTAAATCAATTTCAAGCTTTAAGCTCTGTGAGAATTTTGATCAGGATCCTGTTTTGGGTCTGAAGTTGCTGACTGATCGCAACCAGGGCGGTGCAGACCGTGTCCCCGTCCTCGGTCGCGAGAAGGGAAGTCATCAGGGAGGCGACGTCCACCTCGTCCTCGTCCTCGAGGTCCATGAGCTCGTCGTCGTCCTCGTCAGTCAGGATCTCACCCTCCTCGATTTCTTCGTCTTTCATTTCCTCAGGCTGTGTCGACATTTTACATGGGCTGAGAAAATTCGACCTGAATTTTACCGCGTTTCAGTCAGGATAAATTTTGAAATGCGGAATTACCCAAATTTATTTTCTCAGCCTATAGTACAAACACTCACACAAAAATGGCTGGCGGACTCATGCAGCTCGTCGCCTATGGCGCACAGGACGTCTACCTAACGGGAAATCCGGAGGTAACTTTTTACCAGGCCAAGTATAAGCGTCATACGAACTTCGCTATGGAGAACATCGAACAGACCCTCAACGGTAACCCCGCCAACTCCGGCCGCGTCTCCGTGACCATCGCTCGTAACGGTGACCTCGTCGGCGACATGTACGTCGAGCTCAAGACTGTTACCGGCGGTGGTGGTACCCCCGAGTGGGCGGCCGAGCGTGCTATTTCTTCGGTCGAGCTTTCCATCGGTGGTCAGCGCGTCGACAAGCAGTACCAGAAGTGGTGGAGGCTCTACACCGAGCTCTACCTCGATGAGGCCAAGAAGGCGACCTACGGCAAGATGACCACTGCGGCCGCCGAGAAGACTGTCTTCCTTCCCCTGCTCTTCTTTTTCAACCGCAACCCCGGTCTCTATCTGCCGCTCATTGCGCTTCAGTACCATGAGGTGCGCATTGATTTTGACCTCTCCGGTACCATGGAGACCCACCTCGACAAGGGTGTCTTCAAGGTGTGGGCGAACTACGTGTACCTTGATACCGAGGAACGTAGGCGTTTTGCGCAGAAGGGTCACGAGTACCTCATCGAGCAGACCCAGCACACCGGTGTCGACACCGTCGGTGTCTCCGGAACGAAGCAGATTCGTCTCTCGTACAATCACCCGATCAAGGAATTGGTGTGGTGTCTCACTGGTGATGAGGTTGATTCCCTCTGGAACTTCGGCGTGAACTGCGGCGTCGCTAACAAGCTCGCCCTCACCAGCGGCCCCAAGTCCGGCTCTTCCACTGAGATGGATGCCCTCCCCATCGCGGCCGCGTCCGGTGTCCCCTTGATCGTTACCGGCGGTGACGGTAGCGCCGCTGTTGCGACTCGTGAGGCCTTCACTGAGGAGGCTCAGGGTGCGATGACCGAGTTCAAGCTCGTGCTCAACGGCCAGGACCGCTTCAAGGCCCAGGGCGGTAAGTACTTCAACCAGGTCCAGCCCTTCCAGCACCACTCCGGCTCCCCCTTCCCCGGCGTGTACGCATATTCATTCGCATTGAAACCTGAGGAGCACCAGCCTACTGGCACGTGTAACTTCTCGCGCATCGATAACGCGCAGGTCGCCATCACCACCGCCAACGCGACCAACTGCACCAACCTCCACATGTTCGCGACCAACTATAACGTCCTGAGGATCCAATCGGGAATGGGCGGTCTCGCTTTTTCCAACTAAATACTCATACGCAGTATTTGTATAAAAAATTTCAAATAAATAAAAATTAAGATACTTGAATCATGTATCTTAATTTTTATGTGTGATATGGCCCGGCGGAGCCGGCGCAACAGGATCGACGCCGCCGCGCAGCGAGTGAAACCAACGTTTAGAAAATAGTATGATGTATATATGCGACTACTATTTGTCATATTATTATTGTATATTTATAGAGTTCTTCAAGACACTAATAGTAAAAGACATTTGAATGACAATTTCTTTTTTGCACATTTTAGTAAAATTAATAACAAAAACTTTTTTTTGTATCCAGAATTATTATTAACTTCACCTAAACATATAATTTTAAATGCAGGTGAATCTCTTTACATACCACCTAAATGGTGGCATTGGATCAGAAGTGACAAGTCTATAGCCATCAATTTTTGGTGCTTGGATGAATGTACTACATTCAATGAACCGCCACATATATTACGAGATAAATTCGTTAACAGAGA